TACGAATCAGGGGGTCGGGGGTTCGAATCCTCCTCGGTCCGCCACTTTCACCTCAGTGAAAATGCGGAATTTCCCAGCAGGATCAATTATATAGACACATGCAGCCGTCCTTTGCGGCGTCATTATGTCTTGATTTGCCACACATTTTGCCCCACAATCTGCCACACGGGGGCGTGTGAGGACCAGACCATGACCATCATGAAACGGGGCAAGACCTTTCATCTGCGCAAGCGGGTGCCAGTCCAATACGAGGACGTGGAACCGCGCAAATCGCTCTACCTCAGCCTTCGCACCGACTCCGAATCCGTGGCCCGACAGAAGGCCCCCGCCATCTGGCAACAGCAGATCGAGGCATGGGAAGCCCGGCAGGCCGGTGACACGGCGGACGCGGAACGTCGCTTTGAAGCCGCCCAGCGTCTCGCCAAGGCGCGGGGCTTCAGGTTCCTGTCTGCCGACAAGGTGGCGCGGTTGCCCCGCGAAGAACTTCTGGCTCGCATAGAGGCTGCCACGGGGCGCGACGGCGAACCGGACGCCAAGGAAGCGGCTGCGGTGCTGGGCGGTGCCCAAGAGCCGCAGATTACCGTCTCGCGCGCCTTGGCGCTGTATTGGGAATTGGCGAAGGACAGGACGCGCGGCAAGAGCGCGGACCAACTCCGCCGCTGGGAAAACCCCCGCAAGAAAGCCGTGAAGAATTTCGTGGATGTCGTCGGCGATAAGGCCCTGAGTGAAATTGCACCAGACGATATGCTGGACTTTCGCAACTGGTGGATGGAGCGGCTGGACGAAGGGGGGCTGACGCCGGACAGTGCGAACAAGGACCTGATCCATCTGGGCGACGTTCTGAAGACAGTGAACAGGATGAAGCGGCTGGGGCTGGTGCTGCCGTTGACCGATCTCGGGTTCAAGAAGAGCGAGGCAAAGCAGCGTCCGCCGTTCTCCACCGGGTGGATCAAGGACAAGCTGTTGGCCCCCGGCGCGCTGGACGGCCTGAACGCTGAAGCGCGCTGCATCCTCTTGGGCATGGTCAACACGGGATACCGGCCAAGCGAGGGCGCTGCGCTGACCGCTTCCACAATCAGGCTCGACTCCAACGTGCCGCACATCTCCATTGAGCCGGACGGACGCCAGCTTAAGAGTTCCTATGCCCGCCGTGTGATACCGCTGACCGGGGTCAGCCTTGAAGCCTTTAGGGAGTGCCGCGACGGCTTCCCGCGATACCGTGAAACCTCCGCCAGTCTGTCCGCGACGGTGAACAAGTTCCTTCGGGCCAATGGTCTCTTGGAGACGCCCGGGCATAGCCTCTACAGCCTGCGCCATGCCTTTGAAGATCGGATGCTGGCGGCGGGCATAGATGACCGAATCCGCCGCGATCTCTTCGGGCACCGGCTGGACCGGGAACGGTATGGCAAAGGGGCCAGCTTGGAGCATTTGCACCGCCTTGTTCAGCGGTTGGCTATTTGACGGGCGATTGCCCTTGCCCGTGTCAGAGCATCGCCAGAGCGGGCAGCTTCTATCAGGGCAATGTCCTCTTCGATCCGCTGGAAGATCGGCACATAGACGGGATCGGCCAAGACCAGCTTGGCGAGAGCATCCCGGGCGGCTTCGAGCCGCTGAAGATCGGATGCCGTCGCCCCACGCGCAACGGGCCGCTGCGGGGGCAGCAGGCGCGAAGCGATATGGGGGGCGACGGCGGTCATGCTTAGTCCAGCCGCACGTTGACGGTGCCGCTGGGGTTGCCAGCGACAGTGACGGCCAGACCGATGCGCGGGTTGGACCCGGTGTCATCGTCAGTCGTGACCAGACCAGCGGCGTCGTCCCAATAGACGACAGCGCCAACGGCCATCACATCCGTCGAGGCTTTCGGCATAGTGAACACGCCCTTGGTGGTGAGCACCAGCTTTTCGCCAATGGCCGCGTCACCGGACGCGATGCCGAAGAGGCTGTTCACCAGAACGCCATCGCCGGAACTGGCGGCGGCGGCGGCGGTGAAGGTGATCGAGTCACCCGGTTGCACATAGTTCTTCATGTCATGTTCCTTTCGATGTGTTGAAGTGAAGGACACGGGGGGCTGCCCCGCTCGCCTTGGCGATCTCAGCGTCCAGCGCCGCCATCGCCTTGGCCATTTCGTTGTCGGATTTGAACTCCACCCGCTCGCCATTCTGATCTTGGAATGAGCGGGTGCCGTTCATGCGGGCGGCAAAGAGGTCCGCCCGCATCTTGGTGAGTTCGGCAATGGTGGCCATCACGCGCCCTCGTTCAGATAGGCGGCGCGGCTTTCCAGCCACCCGGCCCCGAAGTCGAGCCACGCCCGGAAACGCATCCCCAGCGTGGTCCATGCCTCAGAGCGTTGGATTTGGACGCCTTGGGCGCTGGAAAGGTAGCCATACTGGAACGCCGCCAGACGCGACGGGTCAGCGAAGATATACCAAGCCGGACCCTCAAGGCGTGGCTCCACAAGCAGGCTCAGCTTGCTCGCGTATATGTTCACGTTGTCGGTGGTGGCCGGATAGATGGACGCCAGCAGCCGTTCGGCGTCGGACTCGCTGTCCGGCCCCACCAGCAGGTATTTGGGCGTGAGGTTGATAAGCGTCTTACCGTCCAGACCCTTGGTGGTGCGCATGGCCTTGCGGGCAGCGTCCAGTTCGTCCTGCACCCCGGCATCGCCCAAGGCTACGCCTGACGATGCGAGGTTGCCCCGGCTGGCGTCAAAAACCGCGGTGCCGTCGCTCAGGTTCGGGTTGCTGGTGATGAGGCTGACTAAAATGTCCGCCTCAGTCTGGGCAGCCGCTTCGCCAAAGGCTGCGGTCATGTCGCCCAGCATCCCCAGATCGTCGTCGATCAGCAGCTTGCGGGAAACAGACAGACCCCGGGCATAGGTGGCCAGCTTCATCGTCTCGCCATTCTCGGCGCGGGACGTTGCGGTGATCTCGCCCGACTCGGTCAGTTCTTCCAGACGGCCCATTTCGCCCAAACGGATGCTGGTTGCGGGCTTGAAGTTACTCAGGCTGCGCTGGCGGCCAAGGGTCTTGAGCGGGCTTGCGGCGGCCTGATAACTGGCCAGCGCCGTCTTGTTCATGGCGTTGCTGACAAGGTTCGGGAAGTCGCTGGTGGTGTGCTCAGCGGCGCGGGTGAACGTCTCGTCGGGGGTCATGCCCCGGGTCGAGACACCAGCGCGGGACAAGCTGCCCCGGGCCATGTCCAAGAGGCTTTCGCCAAGATAGGGGCGCACCTCGGGCTTCGGCTCACCGCCTGCCATGCGGACGTGCAGGGCTTCAGACTGACGCTGCATGATGACAGCCGGGTCATCGTTTTGCGCCACATGGGTACGGATGACCGGCGCAGAGCGGCTACGGGAAGCGGCCCAAGCCCAAGCCCGCGCTTCACCGATTGGTGCTTGGCGGTCGATCAATTCGTCAGCCTTTTCTGGGGGCAGACCGGACTCGTGAGCAAGCGTGCGAATTTCGGCTCTGCGTTCGCGCTCGGCCTCCGAAATTGCTGGACTAGTGTCTTCAGGCGATTGGGTTTCAATGATGGTATCGGGCATGGGGGACTCCTCTTGATGCCTCAGACGTGCCGCCGGATCGGCGGGATTGGAGGTGAGAGTCACCTCTGTGATGCGCCAGCATTTCGGGGTCTTGACCCGGCCCTGCGGCGTATTGGTTTCGGTCCATTCCGAGACGCGGTAGCCAATGCTGACCCCGGTTGCGGTGCCATCTTGAACACGCTGGCGGATAGGCTCAGCGTCATCCGCAGAGGTCAGTTCTAAGACTGCGACCACGGTTTCACCTTCCAGAGCGATTGAGTGAACGCGACCAATCTGGTCACGCACTGACGCCGTTCGGTGGCTGTCCAATACGGCCAAGCCTTCAACTGCCGACAGGTCGAGGGTGTCAGCGGTCAGAACTTCGAAGAACGGCCCACGGGCATCACGCCGTTGAACCGGGGTCGCGGTGGCGATCACGGCAGAGACGGTGCGTGTCTCGGGGTCGTAGGAATTGGGCCGCGTCGAGGCGGCGCGCATATGCAGATCATCCAGCGGCATCGTCTGACTCCTTGGTCCCAAAGGACAGGCCCAGGACTTTCTCCCGGGCACGGTCGTCGGCAATCTCTTGGTCCAGTTCGGCCACGTTCCAGCCCATCGCAGCGACGGCTTGGCGACGGCTGGTGAGACCCATGTCCAGCGCCTCACGTGCTGCTGCCATGTCCTTCTGCGGATCAACCTGCATCGGACGGGGCGGCAGCCATTCGGCCTTCAGAGCGGCGCTCAGGTCCGGCACGTCGAGACGGCCCGCCAGATATTCGTCGGTGACGAAACGGCGGAAAATCGGGTTGAGAAACTGCGGGACCAGCGTGTGATAGACATACTGTTCGACCTTGGCCCGGAACGGCAGCAGACCGGCGCGCAGGCTGGAATAGTTGGCTTGGGTCAAGTCCCCGTCCACAAGGTGCTGAGGGACGCCCAGCCCGGCGGCAATCTGGCCAAGGGTCAGCTTGGCGAAAGCGATGGATTCGCGGGCCTGATCAGGCGCGGAAAACTTGATGTCGGTGCCACCCGGCAACACCCGGACCACGCCGGGTTCCAGCGAGATGTCCGCCAGACCATCGGGGAAGGCTTCACCAGCCCCACCCATGTTCGTCATGTCGGTAACGAACCCGGCAAACATGGCAGAGGTCTTCAGCCCCACCAGCATCGCATCCAAGGCTTGGTCGAGTTCGTTCACCGTCAGCAGGATCGGCGCAAGCTGGGAAATGCCCCGGACCTGCCCCGGCCCAAGCTGGCGATAGATGTGCAGCACGTCTTCCGCCGGGACGCGGATGGAATCGGCGGTGACGGGGTAAAGATCGGTCGGGCGCTGGGGCCGGATGTGATAGGCGCGACGGGTGCCGTCACTGGTGAACTCAACACCGGCCACCACATAGCCGTCCGCCAGTTCGCGGGTGTCTGACTCGTCCACGAACTCAGCGGGTATTTGCCGCCAGACCGTGCCACTGTCCCGGTGCTCAGCCACAAAGAAGGCTTCGCCGTCCACGATCTCCGCCGTGCTGGCGGCGGCGGTCATGCCCCGGAAGTCGGTTCGGCCTTCCGCGTCCAGATCAGCGGCAAAGAAAGCCTTGTCGATCAGCGCGGCGGTGTCTGCGTCCGGGTGCCCCGAGTTGCCCTCAATCCCCGCCCCCACGGCCTCAGCCACAATCGCGTTAACCGCGTTGCGGATGTAGCCGTTGTTCGCAAAAGCGTGACGCGCCCGGGACCGCACCAGCGGGGCAGCCGCCAGAGTCTCAGGCCCGTGGCTGCCAAAGTGCGGGGGACCAGACGCGCCGCGCTGCCCGCCATAGGCGGCCTCTATGTGCCGCTTGTGGGGCGCGGGTTCCGTGCGAAACAGGTTGCGCACACGCTGAGGGATGAAGGGGAAAGCCATGTAAGTTTAGCCCACAAACGGACGCAGGATGTCGGACGCGGGAACTTCCACGGTTGCGAGGTCGCTGTAGAACGCTTCGCTATGGGTGCTAAGCAGTTCCGCGACTTCGCCAGTGGGTTCTTCGCCTGCGATCTTGAACGCGGTGAAGGGGGCGAGTTTGCGGGTTTCGCTGTGCAGGCGCAGCTTCGTCACAAGCGTTACGGTCTTGCCCTCTTTCACCTTGGCAATGGCGTGTGCGATCTCGGTGGCGGTTTCATTGAAACGGGTTGCAAAAAGGCTGCTGGCGATCTCACGCAGACCGCGAACGTCCATCGACAAGCGCGCCAGCGGCAACAGCAGCAACACGGCAGCAGCCGCTTCATCGTCCAGCAGCCGGGTTCCCCGGCTGTCGGCCTCGTCGATCTTCGACGGCACAACGTCTTTCATCACGATGTTGCGGGCGGCGCGGTGCAGCGCGGTCTTCTCAGCATCGTTAAGCCCCAGCGCAGAGGCTTGCTGGTGCGCGATGCGATTCACAGTCCAATTCATAGCGGTCCCTTTCGGTTTCTGGGACGCTTATGAACGATCTGACGCGATGGGTCAATGCATCGTGTTGACTTTGGGCGATAGTGGGTCTAAATCCGTGGCAACCTGTTGATGCAAGAAACAGGTTAACCTTTCGCCAAGTCAGAGGCCGGTGCGGCGGGCAACTGCCGCACCGGCCAACCATCACAAAGGACCACTCAAATGAATTTTCTTGCTGACGATCAGAAAGCCCGTGTCGCCACGATTGCGATTCTCCGCGAGGCAGCCGAAAGAGAAATGTCTGTGGGCGAAGCGGTCTACTGCGCTCGTGAATATCTGAAGTTTGCCGGACAGGATGCGCCGCGCCGAACGCGGACGGCAGAAGGCATAGACGGCATCGGCCCAATTTCCGGAGTCGATCACGGCGGCGTCCACGGTCAGCACCCCGCCCAGCGGGTGCCGGAATTGCCGCTTCAGCGCGTCGTCTACCTCTGCCCATGTTTCATTTTCGGTCGGGCTGCCCCAGATCACGTCATGCGCCAAGACCCGCATATCGTCGTCCTTGGTCCAGCCGGTAAAGGTGATCTCGATCCGGTCTTTCTGAATGTCGGCCCCGGCTGTCAGGACAAGCACCTCAGGCGGCACGGAGTCGAGGCCGAAGGGCCTGCGAAGGGCGTCTAGGTCCGCCACGTCCAGATCGTCGCCTTCGCCGCGCCACGGCTCGCCCAGCACGGTGTTGACGAACGGCTTCAGCGTGGCCGGGCTGCGCTTGGCCTGAAGGAACTCCGCCGCCAGCTTGGGCCATGCCGCGTTCGGCAAGGTGCTAGTCAAGCTGGTCAGCTTGTAGCCCCTATGCCCTTCCACCTCAGGCTTGGTCGCTATCCAGCGGCCTTGTGCGACCATCTGGGGCTTCTGCCGGTCCTCCACCACAGACCCGCAAGAGGGGCAGCACCAATAGGCGTCCTCGGGCTTGTCAGCAGGCCATTTGATGTCGCGCCACAGAATCTCGTGCAATTCATCACAGCCCGGGCACGGCACCACAAAGACCCGCTGGTCGGATTGCTCATAGGACCGGACAATGCGGCTGGTATCCGCGTCAATCGGGGTGGACGCCAGCACGATCTTGCGATTGCCAAAGGTGTGGGTCCGCATGATTGCCAGTTCCAGCGGGTCGCCTTCAGCCGTCGCTTCCCATGCGTCCAGTTCGTCGGCGAAGAGGATGCGCGCCGTTCTGGCCCGCAAGGCCCGGGGCGAGCGCGCCGCGATGACGGACAGGCTGCCCCCGGCGAAGTGGCGGTGCAGCATCGTGTCCCGCCCGCCCTTGTCCGTGGTCAGCGCCGCGCGCAGATCGGGCGACTCTTGGAATGTCGGTTCAATGACGCTGGTGACAAGGTGCCGCGCGTCACTGTCCACAGGGACCACGCAAAGGACCGGGCTGGGGTCGTTCTCCACGAAATGGCCCAAGGCCCCCACCATGAGCTGCGTCGCCCCCACGCGGGCGCTCTTCAGGATAGTGACGCGCTCCACGCTGTCATCGCCGATGGAGTCGGCAATCTCAATCTGCGGACGCCACAGGCGCATCCGCCCGGGCTGCGCCGCAAGGCTGGACGGCAGGAACACGGCGGACTGAATCCATTCGCTCAGCTTGGCGGCGTTGCACCATTTGCGCATTGCATTGCCCAAGCCGTTTGCCGAGCGCGACCGACCACCTGACGTTTCAAGGAATGTCATTTGCGATTTAGGCAGGATATCCAGCACCCTTTGAAGGTCTGGATGGATCGGAATATCCACGACCACTTCTGAAAACCGTTCAGTCTTTTGCCGTCGATATTGGATGCGGGAACCGCTCACATTTTGCCAGCCAAGCCGATGGTGCCCCGTTTGGTGGTGAGTGCACCGATTTCCTGCGATCTGTAACCCCTGACCGCCCGCTCATAGTTTCGGCGAAAATCATCGGAACCATATTCGCCGTGGATTTCAGTTGAGAAACCCTTTTTGCGGAACCGATAGCGGCGCTTTTGATGGCGGTCGAAATACGCGGTCACGCCCGGAAACTCACGTTTGATCCGGCGAGCCATTAGAGATCGTCCCAAGTATCGTCCTCATCCTGCGAGGGCAGCGCCGCCGCGCATGTATAAAGCTCAGTCACCAACCAAAGGCGGCGGGAGCCAACACAACGCGGTTTCGGCATAGCGCCAGTATCCACCAACTCCGAGAACTTGCCGGGCGACAGGTTGAGCATCGCGGCGGCGCTGGATTTGCTGACGCAGATTGCTGGAATACTGGATGGAATTGCTGTGTTTGACATTTTCATATCCCGTTGGAAATGTCCCGGCGAGGAAAAGGACAAAACCTCACCGGGACCGTCAAGGATGCTGGCATGTCGACAACCAAGCATCCCGTTACATGTGGCAATTGGGGAAACAACCAAAACCCCGCCACACGATCAGTAAGGGTGCGGTGTGCCGCGCCCTCAGTTTAGGCCGAAGGGCTCATGTACCAGCCGCGATGATCAGTGAAGCCTGCGCCGAAATCCATGCGAACCTTGTATTCAATACCGTCCACCTCGAAGCCTTCACGCGTGAAAAGCTGAGGCCCGGCTACTCCGTCCAGATAGCCATTGGCATAGCCATGACGTTCGGGCGTCCGCTCATAATGGCCAGCGCCGAGAAACCGCTCGCGCTCGATCTGCATGGCCAGTTCGAAAGCCCGC